GCTGCGGTCTGGAACGGCGGATATGGCATTACTTCCTTGATAGTTAACTTGCCGTTCTCGGTTACAAACGGAATGGCATTATACACAGCACGAGCAGGAAGCGGATTTGGCATGGCTGGGGATACTATTGCCTGGTCGAGTGGTTTGACAAAACTTTCTCTTGCTACCTGGGGATCTCAAAACGAAAGAGTTGTGTATAGTATATATGTTTTTGGTCATTGGAAATGACATAGGGGCGAGAAATCGCCAGAAACAGTTTATAA